ACTCTTTCCCTACCGACGCTCTTCCGATCTTTATTTATATAATCTAATGTATTTCTATAGCCTAGCTGACTAGTTTCGGCTATTTCTTGTACTGCTTCAATTAAATTTTTGTCGGATACGCTTTTCTTTACTGTTTCGGTGTAGCCTTTCAATGCTCCTAATTGCAAGTTTGAGATAATTCTCTCGCTTGGACAAGTAATTGCATTTTTGCTAACCAAACTTCTCATAGCAACCTCGCTACTGCTATTAACGTTATCGTTGCCCCACACTATACGTCTTTCTAAGTAATTTGTTATAAACTTGCCATGGATAGTCATTACTTCTTCGCCGCTAGTATTTAGAGATATATTTATAGTTTCTATATAACCAGCTTCATTATCTCCATTGCCCTTGTAAATAATGTTTTCTCTCTTTAGTAAATTAATACTATCTTTTGTAAGAGGTGTAACTAGCTGAAATTCGCCACTTTGAAAATACCTTCTTGTCCATATTAGGGATGTAAAGTTATCTAGTATTCCTATAAGCTCTAATTCTCTATTAAAAATTTTAATTTCCATAGATTACACCCCTTTCATTTTCTGCAATTTGTTAAGCATATCATTATGGGATTTAATTAATTTTTCTATTGCATTTACCATTATTTCATAATTCTCATCATTTTTAGGGCAAACTTCTTTTGCTTTATCTAAAGAATAAAAAGCATCTTCTAAATAGTCTATAGTTAACTCTAATTCTGTTATATTTTTAATATCCTACACCCCCAAATATTTAGGAGAGAAATATATATTTATTTCTAAGTTACTAGGATTAATATCTGCATCATACCTAAGCAAATTATCTCCTACGTCTAACTGTAAAAAGGTATCTCCACCGCCTAAATCTATAAGATTAAGAATGTTAGTTGTAACACCATTTAAGATATTTTCTATTCTTTTTTCTCCATAATTGGTATTAACTCTTATAACTTCACCAGCTACCATGGATTTATTGATTTTTATAGACTCTCTAGTATTAACATTGAATAAGCTTGGATTACTTAGTGTTCCTTTTGCTCTAAATTCAATTATCATTCCAGTTTCAACATCACCTTTGTTGAATACATTAACGATAAGGCTAGGTTGCTTTAATCCCATTATTATTCCTTTATTTTTAGGTATAATCAAAGGAAAATGAAACATTCCTTTCCATAAAGCTATTTCAACTTTATTTTTTGCTATATCACTCCAATATGGGTTAGGACAAATCAAATCTACTGTAAAAGTTAAATCATCATGTATATTAGTGAGAGGGCAATTAAAATCCTCTATTTCATATTCAATAGCCTTTTCTGTTTCTGCATAATTTACGATCAACACACCTTTGTTTTTAGGATTTAAAAAAGAGATTAACTTTTTACGTTCAATCTCCTTGTTCAACCCCTTATAATCCGCGGTTATTGAAATAGGTCTATTCCGTGTCCTTTTGCTAACTAAGAATGAACCATCATAATGTGCATTATCCACTAGGTTTAATTCAAGTTCTGCCCTTTCTATACCTTCTATATTAACAAGCTTATAGGAGGTGTCCTTAGTTATTTCTATACTCTTATTATTGCTTTTTAGTGTTAATTTAATATCCAAATCCTAAGTCCCTCCCTACTTTTTTTAATGCCCTCGCATTTTCGCTTGGTGTCCTTTCCGGATTAACAATGGTTACATTTTGAGTTACTCCATTATCGTTGTTGTTTATGACATTAGATTGATTTCCATAACCTTTTCTAGCTACGATACTTGTGGATACTCTAGCCATATTGTAATCTACTGCTAACTGCATTTTACTAGCCATCCTTTTAAAATCTTCCTCTATAGACTTTTGCACATTGTCGGCTTCATCCTCAAATCCTACTCCAACACCTTGTGCCATGTATTTTCCGACTTGGTCGCGATAAAGCCTTGAAGGTGAATGTATTTCATTTGCATCCTTGGCACCATCCAGCATACCTTTGAAGAACCCTGTTACTTTATCATTTAGCCATGTTCCCATACTGATAATACCATTCCATATACCTTTTACAATATTAATTCCTATATCTAAGAATTTTGAAGGAAGGTCTTTTACTGCACCTATGATGTTTTTAACCATTTCGCCACCAGCTTCACGTGCCTTTGTACCTAAGTCCTTACCGAATTGAATAACTTTCTTAATTGTATTTACTAGCCATTCCCATATACGACCTGGTAGTTTTGTGAACCACTCTATAACTGCATTTATAGCCTTAGAAACTGCTTCAACCATCTTCCAATATGTTTCTTGCCCCCATTGTACTACTTTAGCTATAGTATTTAATAACCAAGTCCATATTTTACCTGGTAGTGAAGCAAACCACTCAACTATTGCTTTTATCCATTTAGGTACATTAGTTACAAGGTAGTTCCATGTATCCTTGCCCCATTGTATTATTTTTTGCAGTACATAACCCATTGCATATCCTATTTTATAAGGAAGTTCATTGAACCAATCAAACATTTGTTGTATCCATGCTGGAATAGTTTCAGTGAAGAAACTTGCTATAGCGTTCCATCCATCTACGAAGAATTGTTTAATGTTAGTCCACAAAGTTCCAAACCATTCTCCTAAGGAACCGAACCATTCTTTTATACTTTCTATCCACGAAGGAATTGTTTCAGTGAAGAAAGATATCATTCCATTCCATCCAGCAATAAAACCATCTTTAATCATGTTCCAAGCATTGATCCAAAATTCTCTAAATCCTTCGTTTGTATTCCATAAGACTATAAATCCCGCTACTAATGCAGATATAGCTATAATAATCCACCCTATAGGGTTCATTGCCATTACTGCATTTAATATCGCTTGTGCTGATGCTACTAATTTTGTAGCGGCGGCGGCTCCATTCATTACATTAATAAAATCTGAAATTATTGTTATTACATTAAATACTAATAATCCAGTTCCGATAGTTGTTAATGCGGTTGCTATTCCACTTAATGTATTATCTAATTCGCCATTGCTTAATTTTGTCGTTAAATCACTAAACCATTTAGCTACATTGTCTATTACTTCTTTAGCTGGGCCACTAAACTTCTCATAGAAAGCTATTCCAGCACCCTCTAAAGCTGAACCTAGCAAAGTTAAACTACCTTTTAAATTGTTATTCATAGTGTCAGCCATTTTCTGACTTGCACCATCCGAATTGTATATTGCACCTGTTAATTTATCATAATCCTCTGGACTTGCATTTATAACAGCCAACATACCAGCAAGACTTTCTTTACCGAATAATGTACTTGCGGCATTTGCTTTTGTAGCTTCATCAAGTCCGCCCATGTTTTCTCTTAGCATATCCATAACTTCTTTAAGAGATTTCATAGAACCATCTGTGTTAGTAAGAGATATGCCATATTTGTCCATGACTCCAGCCATTGCATCCGTAGGTTTTGCCATATTTACCAAAGCAGTTTTTAATGTTGTACCAGCTTGACTTGCTTTAATTCCACTGTTAGCCATTATTCCTAATGCGATACTTGCATCCTCCGCATTGTAGCCTAATGAACCAGCCAGAGGGGCAACGTATTTAAATGACTCTCCTAACATTGCTACATTAGTATTAGCGTTAGATGATGCACTAGCTAATATATCAGCAAATCGACCACTATCACTTGCTTTCATTCCAAAAGCAGTAAGGGCATCCGTTACAATATCAGAGGTCATTGCTAAATCTTCACCACTTGCCGCCGCTAGGTTCATTATTCCAGGTAAACCATCCATCATATCTTGGGTTTTCCATCCAGCCATTGCCATGTATTGCAAAGCTTCGGCACTCTCACTTGCACTAAATTTAGTTGTAGCTCCCATTTCTTTGGCTTTATCGGTTAGCATTTTAAGCTCATCACCAGTGGCTCCGGATATTGCTTGTACTTTAGACATGCCAGCTTCAAAGTCCATTCCAACCTTAGCCGAAGCTAGTCCAACACCAGCTACTGCGGTTGTAGTTAATAAAAAAGCTTTGTTCATAGTGCCTAACCCTTGTTGTGCCTTTTTACTTAACTCACCAATGCCTTTTTCTGCACCTTTACTGTCTATCTGTGTATCAATTATTATTCTTCCATCTGCCATATTCTCACCTACCTTTTTTATATAAAATAAAAAAGACAGGCACGCTCACTACTCTACGGTGTGGCTTGGCTCTGTTCTTTGCTTAATTTCTAATTTAATTATTTCCTTACATCTAATGCATTTTATTTCACCTTTTATGTAATCAGCCTTTAATAATAACTGATTACAATAAGGGCATCTTATTTCTTCAATATCAATCACCTACTTTTAAACATAATAAAAGCACCTACATAAGTAAGTGCGTGATTTTATAAATATTCGCTTTTAACTTCTTTTATTTGTGCTTTTTCTTTTAAAATAGTTATAAACTTATCCCATTTAATACTCGCTCCTACTATTTCTAGTAAAAGTGATTTAATTTCTTCTTCTCTATCTGATCTATAATTTATAGCCACAAAATTCCTTACCTTTGTTTGTTTTTTATTACCTATACCAGACATACCCCCGAATATAGCACCAACAGGCCCAAGTAAAACACCACCAAGAATCGCTCTACCAGCAACAGTCTTACTCTTTTCAACTATTTCTTTGTCGGTAGTTAACATCACATCTTTTATCTGTTCATATCTTAATTTTACACTATCTCTTTTCTCTACCAATGGTTTAATACTAACACATTGTAAATCATCATCCAAAGTAACTTTTACAACAAATCCTTTTGTATAATTAGGTATACCATCAAAATGCGAAAATCTTATTGAAAAGTTTTTATCATCTTTCTTACTGAACAATCCCATTGTAATTCAACTCCCTATGTAAATATATACTAATTATACCTTACACAAGGAATGAATTACAATACTTTACTAACATCCCCACCATTAAGTAGAATGTTATTTATTTCATCTAATTTATTTCTTTCATCTTTTGCAATAGGAATTTTATATAACTCTTGCATCTTCGTATAATGTGCTTTCTGTTCCTTATCCTTAATCTTATTAACATCCATAGCTCTATAACCCATAATTTTAACTATCTCATTATCTTCTTTTAAACTTTTAAACATAGCTTTAAACTTCCACCAATGTAAATACTTTATGTCTTGCAAATCGACTCCATACTGGTCTAGAAATGCAGAATAGATATAGTCATCATCATAATCATAGGAATAAACATTTGTACTCTTGCCTGTTCCTTTATTTTTATTTGTAACTTCATCTTTTCCACATCTATAGAACCATAGGATTTTCTCTACTGCTTCATTTAAGTTTTTAGGTAATATTGGATAGTAAAGTTCTAAAGCTTGTATAATCTTATCTTCTTCGTTTATAGAGTTATCTTGCATAAGGAGTTCAAATAAAATAGAGGTGCGAAAATCACTATTAATTTTGTAATCTTCACCCTCTATAGTTACTTCTTTAGGTAATAGGTCAATAAGTATATTCATTACTTTTTATTTCTTCTAGTAGCACGATTAGGAGAGTATTTACTCGCCATTTTCTCAACTTCGACGCTTTGAGAATTGACTTGTATTACTAGTTCCTCAAAAGCTTTTAGGCATATTATAAGATTAACTCTATCACCAAATATCTTTCTGTCAGTGCCTTCGCCGAATAGTGTATTAAATACATCAAATATAGCGTTGCACTGTGTTCTAATGCTTTCAGATACTTTCATACCTTCTATAGTTTTTGTTATGCCCTCAACATTTTCTAGAGCCTGTTCCCATTTCTCAGCTACTTCCAAATCTAATATGTCTATATCTTGTAGTTCTATTCCATTAATTTTCATCCCTCATTATCCCCTTTCTAATTTAGGCCTTAGGCTCAAACCCTTCTGTGAATGTTTTAGTTGTTGTGTCGAATGTTCCTAGTACTGGGTCAGAAATACCTAGGATACTTCCTGTAATACCTAATTCACCATCATTATCCTCAAAGCTATCGACTGCAATAGCAACCATGAATTTTCTCGCTCTATATCCAGCAGTCTGCGCCGGTTTATCTAAATCCACAATTATATATTCTGTTTCTGTATCTGCACCAGTTTTCTGCATTTCTCCAATATCTCTAATATATTCTATTGCCACTTCACTTACAATTTGGTCTGCATTGAAACTTGTACTCCATTCATAGCCTGTAACACTTTGGCTAGCACTAGATTGATTGATATATCTCTTACTAGTTGTTTGTGCTGATGGACTCTCATTAAGCTCTGTAAAACCTGTTGTTAATACTTCAAAAGCATCAGCAACCTTTAGATAGTTAGCTTGTATTAATCTTTTTCTTACTCCCATTTATATCACTCCTATTTCTTCTTTAAATATTTTAATCTAAGTTGTATTTGATACTCGGCTGTACTTTCCGTAACTCCGAAAGCATAGCCAGTAGATGTCACTTTGATTTCTAGTGCTTCAAGTCCTGTATCTAATGTAGGGAATAGTTCATTGTCATTGTTACTCTCAATCCAACTCGCAAACCTTTCGTAGAAGCCAGAGTTATCTATATTCTGTAACACATCCGCTCCGTAAGGCTCTCTACTCGCAAAGATAAAAGCATACTGCCTTATACTGTCACCATTAATATACTTCTTTAATATAGGTTCAACAGGGATTTCTTCTATAGAATATGTGTCTGGAGAAGGTTCTAAGTAGTTGACATTAACCTTTATAGCATTGTTGAAGGTATCTAAATGAGGGCATTGTCTTATATAATTTCTTAAACTATCAATTATCATTTTGCCTTACCTCCCACGAATTCAGCTATTGTTTTCACTATCTTATCTCCTTTATCTATCCACATTCTTTTATCCCACATCTTACCTCTAAGTCCACCAACGGACGCTCCTTGCTTGCCCATACCTTTGTTAGTGTAATATTGTTTAGCTGCATATGGTGCTGAATATATTATTCTGTCACTTTCTAAAGTAATCATCATGTCTTTTAATCTGCCTGTCTTGAATGGCACGTAGTTATTGCTATATTTTGCTACTTGCTTAGTAAATTCTACTTGAGCACGTCCATTTTTATTCAAATATCTTTTTAATAGTATCTTTTGGGAGTTATCAATCTCAACTCTAACATTAGTAGCCATATTATACCCCCTCAACTTCCATATGCCCTGGTAGTGTATCGTTAACACTTTTAACATCTATTACATTGTCAAAAGTATTCTCTAGGTCTGATAGTCTATAGGGTGATATTCCTGTTACTTCAAAGGATACATCCCCTTTTACTATCTTATCCCCACTAGCAAAAGTAAAATAGTTAGGTCTTTCTATATCAGATAACTTTTTAAATCTCTTAGGAGATACGTAATTATCTAGCTTATCTATAAAAATTAAGGTGCTATCTGCAAGTAATAAGCCATTGTTACTAATAGTCGCATTTCTTTTACTCTGCCAGTTTACACCCTTAATAACTGTTCTTTGGTATCTGTCATAGCCTAAGGTGTTATCATAATATCTATTGTAGATAGTTATATCTGCATTTTTAAATAATACTCCCATAGTGTCCTCCTAGTAGAAAAGCTTTATATAAGGCTTGGGTAACATTGCTTTAATATCATCTGTAATAGTCCACGCTCCGGAGTTATCCTTATAGCTTATAGATTGATTACCTTCGGATATAGATTTTATATCTGAACTCTTAGCAGTTTTAGCATTTTGAATTAATTGATCTACCACAAAATCATATTCAGATAATATTATTTCATCTGTCCATGTATCACTATCTACATTTAGATAGTTTCTAATAACTGCTATAGATTTTTTTTGTTCAATAGTTAATTCCATATCATTCACCTACTTTTTAGGCTTTTCTTCTGCCTTGACATCTTCTTTAGGTTTTTCTGTTTCTTTAACATCTTCCTTACTTCCATCGTCTTTAGGTTTATCCGTCACTTTAGATTTTTCTACTAGTTTAAATCCTTGTGCTATAAGTTTATCTCTTGTATCTTTATCATTAGTTACCTTAACAACGTTCATTCTTTTTAACGAATACTTAAATTCCATTCTTCAATCTCCTTCCAAAAGAAAAGGACTAGGTGAAACACCTAATCCTAAACTAAAGCTTCCTTAATATTTACTCTACAAATTTTTAAAGCTTCATCCATAATCCAAAGATCATGGTATTTTCTGTAGTCCATTTTCCAAGCATCTGCATCTTGGTTTGTATTAGGGTCAAAAATTCTAATCTTATCAGTTTTATTAACCGCTATTGGAGCATACATTGGAGTTATTATCCAGTTAATATTTTTAGCATCTACTGCAGCTACAAAACCACCAGCAGTTTGCCCACCTGTTTTACCATCATAGAATGTATAAGCTGTTTTCATTCTTGCACTTGGAACTTTAACTATTGGATGTCCATCAAAAGATTTTACTTTAGTAGTTATATCTCCCTTAATAAATTCTGTAACATCTAATCTCTTACTTATTTTTTCATTTTGATCTAATATTGCAGCTATAGGAGTTGCCATTGTTATTACTAGTGGAATATCCCCAACCACATCCTCTATTGCAGTAATATCAGCTTTTAAAAGTTTTAATACATTTGTTTCATCTATTGTATTTCCACCACTTGCTACACTTCCAGCTATAGCTAAACTAGCTATTTTAGAGTATCTGTAAGCATCAATCTCCGGTACTACCTTAGTAGCTTGGAATTGCCCCATAGCATTAGTAGCATTAGCCACAAAGTTAGACTCATTTACATCCATAGAATCTAACATGAATGTTCTTCCTCTATCCATGGTCATAGTCTTAGTTTCATATTCAAGGGTTATAGAACCTTGAGTAAATCCGTTAGCTCTATCATAATCCCCTAATCCATCCATGTTCATTTTTGGTATTTTAACTTCTTTACCGCCATTATAAATAACTTGTCCAGCGTTAGAATCCATCCAACCAGATGTTAATTTTGCTACTGCTGCCTTATCTAAAGCTTGTTGAAATAATGTTGCATATGCAATTGTGTTTACTGCCATTTATATCACTCTCTTTCTTTTTATCAAATTAAAATTATTTTTACATCATCATTTTTGCTAAATCATCTGCAGTCATATCTCCGGCACCATTTTCACCAGGTGGTGTATAACTACCACTAGCAATTTTTTCTTTTACACTAGTATTAACCATTTCATTTACATAAGTACTAAAGTTATCAATCCTAGTGTTTGTAGTTTCCTCATTGTCCGTTAGAAAATATTCAATCATTTCCATAGGGATTTTCTTTTCTGCTAATACATCCTTGTATTTAGCTACAGTTTCAGCTTTTTCAGCTTTTAACTTTTGCTCATTGAATTGCTTTTCTAGTTCTTCAATCTTAAGTTGCTCCGGAGTTTTCTTTTTACCAGTAGCCTTAAGAACTTCATCATTAATAAGAGTTTGCAAGTTGTTAGTTTTCCATGTTTCTAAAGCTTTATTTGCGTGTGTATCCTTTTCTGAATCCATAAAAGACTTAAATTCTTTTTCTGTTAATTTAGTCTTAAACACATCCAATGTAGGTTCTACCTTAAAAGTTGTTTCAACATCAGTCCCTTTAAAAAGTTCGTTGATATCCTCTTCATCTTTTAATTGCTCTATAAGTTTTAATACATCTGATTTTTTCATAATTAAATTCCTCCTATTTATCCTCTAGACTGTAAAACACCCTAAAACATAAATTATTTTTACTTTAAACAGTTTAGAGCCATATTTAGGGCATAATAAAAAGCCTTAGTTTCCTAAGACTTAATTATCTTGCAACTTTGTAGTTTTCCCATTTCTTATAAGCATCTACATACATTTCTTTTTTATCTCCATTATAAGTACATTCATAGTACATCCCATCAAATAATGTAGTACTTAATAATGCTTTGTTATTTTGAAGTGTTTTACAGCTCCATACCATAAATACATCATCTGTTGTAATTTCCTTTTTATCTGTTTTGTCTAATTGCTTATTAGTATAATTACATACCTCTTTTTTACACCATTCTAAAAATTCCTTTTCATTCATTATTTTTTCTCCTCCTTTAATCCTCTATCCTATCAATTCCATATTCCTTTGCAACTTCATGCTCGATTTTACAACCTCTTGCATTTTCCCAATCTCCACCAAAATAAGCTACATCAGCCTGTGAAAGAAACTGTATTGACTTGCCTAAATACCAAACAGGAACAGACTTATTAATTTCTCCTGGATATTCCTCAATAAAAGAATCTATCAACTCAACGGGTTCTCCTATTTCTTTTTCTGCCCTTAGTTTTATTTCTTCTCTTGCTTTCAATATTTCTTCGTCTGAAAGTCCCCTCATTGGTTGAGATATAAATAGTTTCTTCATTTTTAATATTCCTCCCTAATACTTTTTATAGTTAGCTTTATTTAAAATGGTTAGCTTTCTATTTACCGCATCTAATCTGTTTTTTAACATCCTATGTTCTTCTATATGTTCTTTGTGTAAAATAACATCCTTATCTAATATCTCATTAGCTTTCTTTTGCTCCTCATTTACTTTATTATAGGCTTTAACAACTTCCTTATTACTTTTTATTTTCTTGATATCAACCA